GCTCTGCGATTTCATCTGAAGTTTTGAGAGGAATCAAAACGAGTGTCCACTAGAGACGAGATACGTCAGGCGGCAGAGTCAGACCTCTCAGTATTCATTAGACTCATTGCCCCTGAACAGGTGCTTGGTTTGTGCCACGAGGAGGTCATCCAGTGGTGGATGCGCGAGGATCAAAAGTCACACCAGCTACTTCTGTTTCCGCGAGATCACGGTAAGTCTCGATTGATCGCATACAGGGTTGCTTGGGAGTTGACTAAAGACCCAACCTTGCGGTGTTTATACATCTCAGCCACCGCAAATCTTGCGGAGAAACAGCTTTCCTTTATCAAGAACATCTTAACGTCAGACATTTACCAAAGATACTGGCCCGAACATGTAAACCCAGACGAAGGTAAAAGAGAACGCTGGACAACCTCAGAGATTTGTCTTGATCACCCGCTAAGAAAGCAAGAAAAGGTCAGAGACCCGTAGCGTCTTCACTGGTGGCCTGACAACATCCCTAACANGGGTTGCACTGCGACATAGCTGGTTTTGGACGACGTGGTGGTCTATGAGAACGCTTACACGGGCGAGGGAAGAGAGAAGGTTAAAAGCCAATACTCGCTCCTCTCATCCATCGAAGGCTCCAACGCAAGAGAGTGGGTTGTAGGAACCAGATACCACCCAGCCGATCTGTACAATAACCTGATGCAAATGACGGAAGACCAGTACGATAAGCACGGCGAGAAGACTGGCGAAGATAGTATCTATGAGATATTTGAACGTGCAGTTGAAGACAGAGGCGACGGTACTGGAGAGTTTCTGTGGCCACGTCAACAGCGCAAAGACGGCAAGTGGTTTGGNTTTGACATGAAGATCCTTGCCAAGAAGCGCGGTCAGTATCTGGATAAGGGTCAGTTCAGGGCGCAGTACTACAACGACCCCTCAGACCCAGACAACGTCCCAGTAAGGCCAGACAAGTTTCAGTACTTTGAGCGCAAGTTCTTGCGTGAAGAAAACGGCTTCATGTTTTACAAGGAAAACAGGCTCAATGTCTATGCTGCAGTCGACTTCGCCTTCAGTCTAAGTAAGAAGGCTGACTACACTGCCATTGTTGTGGTAGGGGTTGATAACGAAAACAATGTGTATGTTTTTAGACATTGATAGGTTTAGGACAGACAGGATATCGGAATACTTTGAGCACATCCTGCACCTGTCAACCAAGTGGAACTTCAGAAAGATGAGGGCAGAGGTCACAGTTGCGCAGCAAGCAATTGTCAAGCAACTCAAGGAACTTATCAAGCAACACGGCCTAGCAATTTCTATTGACGAATTCAGACCTAACAAACACCAAGGAAATAAAAAAGAACGTATTTCCTCCACACTAGAGCCACGTTACGACAACCTGCAGATGTGGCATTACAAGGGCGGCAACACACAAGTACTTGAGGAAGAGCTGAGTTCTAGACATCCACCACACGACGATGTTATAGATGCACTAGCTTCTGCGGTAGACATTGCAGTCAAACCTGCGAGAAGTTCTGGAAGACAGAGGAAGAATAATGTTGTGTGGGCAAACAATAGATTTAGAGGTGCTTCTTAAGGGTTAGATCGCAAAGCGATCTCACCTGAAGTTTAAAAGGATTTAAACGGATGGCTGGTGAGACCATAGAAATAGAACAAATTATTGGCCCAGATAATCTGGCGGTTGAGATAAGCAATCGTTGGCGTGAATGGGACATGTTCAGGAACAAGAAGATTGAAGAGTGGAAAGAACTCCGCAACTACCTGTACGCCACCGACACACGCACAACGACCAATGCCATGTTGCCGTGGTCAAACAGCACAACCACCCCGAAGCTTACGCAAATTATGGACAACCTCCACGCAAACTATTTTGCGACGCTGTTTCCCCAGCAGAAGTTTATGCGCTTTGAAGCATACACCGAAGACTCTGATCTCAAGCAAAAGCGCGACACTATCCAAGCATATATGGAAAACAAAATCAGACAGTCTGACTTTGTTGAAACAATGTCCGATCTTCTTTTTGATTACATCCAATATGGCAATTGCTTTGCAACTGTCACATTCGAGGATAACTACAAGATCAAAGAAGATGGTGACTACATCAGTCAGTATGTCGGCCCGAAGCTTGTGAGGATTTCTCCATACGACATATGCTTCAACCCAGCAGCATCTTCATTCCTAAAGACCCCAAAGATCATCAAGACGATTAAAACCCTCGGTGAGATCAAGAAGATGATCGAACAAGACCCGAAGAACGAATACATGAGCGAGGTGTTCGACAAGGCAATGAGGGCGAGAGCCTATGTCAGGTCTGCTGATGCAACATACACCAAAGCTGATGGTTACATTGCAGATGGCTTCAGCTCGATCCAGCATTACTACGAGTCAGACTATATCGAGATCCTGACATTCTACGGCGACATTTACGATTACCAGAATGACGAACTGATGGTTGATCGTATCATCACGGTTGTCGACAGGGCGTATGTTCTGAACAACGAAGAGAACCCATCAAACTTGGGTCATGCACCCATCTTTCATGCAGGCTGGCGATCACGACCAGATAACCTGTATGCCATGGGTCCGTTAGACAACTTGGTTGGTATGCAGTACCGCATCGACCATCTGGAAAATCTCAAGGCCGATGTGTTTGACCAGATCGCTTACCCAGTGCTGAAGATACGGGGTGATGTTGAGGACTTTGAGTTTGAGCCTGGCGCTCGCATCTATCTAGGTGAGGAAGGTTGATGTTGGTTATATGGCACCAGACTCAACAGCACTCAATGCCGATTTGCAGATCCAAGTTCTTGNAAACAAAATGGAAGAGATGGCTGGTGCGCCACGCATGGCAATGGGCATCAGAACACCTGGCGAGAAGACTGCGTTCGAGGTTCAGTCACTTCAAAACTCAGCCAGCCGCATCTTTTGAACATAAAACCGCACACTTTGAGCGCACGTTCCTAGAACCTATTCTTAACTGCATGTTAGAGGTTGCCCGTAGGAACATGAATTTCAGCGATACTATCAAGGTCATGGATGACGCTCTTGGCATTAATCTCTTCCGTAGTATCACGAAAGATGATATAATAGCTTCTGGTAAGATTGTGCCTGTTGGCGCACGTCACTTTGCTGAACGCGCAAGGCGTATCCAAAATCTTACCCAATTATACCAGATTAAGGCATCCGACCCAAGCGTTGCGGTTCACTTGTCTGGTAAAGAGTTTGCAAAGATTGTTTCCGAAGAACTGGGTGAACCACGCCTGTTCGGGGAAAACATTGCTGTCCAAGAGCAGATGAAGACGCAAGAAATCATGCAGGACGCTGAAGCTATCAACGAAGAGAACCTTATGATGGCAGCGGAGGAAGGACTTTGAAGTCAGTCTGGTTTGATGGACACAAAGACAAGGAGTCTCGTAAGCAAGAAGTGATGGGATATCGCAACGCTTTCGACGACCTTAAGGAAATCCTGATCAAGCACTACCAAAAGAAAGAAGCTTGTCGGGACTATGAAGCCCCTAACTGGGAGCTTCGCCAAGTGGCAGTCAACGAGTACAACCAAGTTCTCAAAGATGTGCTGGATATCATAACAATTTCAAAGGAATAAAATATGTCAGTTTTTAAAACTGAGGAAACTCAAACCGAGGGGGTTTCTCAGAACACAGAGCAGACGACAAATGAATCTCAACCACAGGACTCATATGTTCAGAAGCTCGTCGAGGTGAAGGGTGAGAATTGGAAAGACCCTGAAGTTCTTGCCAAAGGGAAACTAGAGGCAGATAATTACATCAAAGAACTTGAGACTCAGCTTTCTCAGATTCGCGAAGATGTTGGAAAACAAGATTACGCGAAAGAATTACTCACCAAACTTCAGGAACGGGCTACGTCATCCGCTAACGTAAACCCTGAAGTCACCCAAAAAAATAAAAGCGGCGCACCATCGGAGGACAACACCCCGTCTTCTGTGAGCGAGGAAACTCTAAAAAGCCTTGTTGAAAAGACGCTCACTGAGCGCGAAATCCAATCAACTGTGACGCAGAACTTAAGGGCTGTTAATCAGAAGATGGAAGAAAGCTACGGCACCGAAGCTGAGGCCCACGTCAAAAAGAAGGCCGAAGAACTTGGAATGTCTTTTGATAGGCTCCAAGACCTTGCAGCGGAGTCACCTAACGCATTCTTCACTCTTATTGGAGAACCTCAGAAGGTTGCACAACCTATCGTTCAGGGTTCAGTTCGCACTGAAGGCGTCAATTTGCAAAGATCTACGGAGCGCAATTTTGATTACTATCAAAAGCTTCGTCGTGAAAACAAGTCCCTATACTACACCCCGCGCATCCAACAGCAAATGTTCGAGGATCGCATCAGACTTGGTGATAAGTTTGGGACTAAATCTTAACAAGTCTAGCTTAGAAAAGGAGATGTTATCATGGCTATGACGACTGGTAATACCACTCTCCTTACTCGCGCAGAAGTATGGTCTGGCGAGCTAAAGGAGATCCTCCGTGATGAGCTTATGGCACAAACTTATGTGCGTATGCTCGACGGATTCCCAGATGGGGACACTTTCAAGATCCCATCAATTGGTCAAGCACAGGTAGATAACTACAGCGAAGATCAGGCTGTCGTGTATCGTCCACTTGACACAGGTCAGTTCACTTTTCAGATTGACAAGTACCTGTCCTCTGCAACTTACATGACTAAGAAAGCAGAACAGGATACTTTCTATTCTTCTGAACTGATGTCTCGTTTTGTTCCTGAGCAAGAACGCGCTATTATGGAGCACTTCGAAAACACCACTTTGGCCACACCAGAAGTTGGCGTTTCCGCTAACTCAGGCGAAGCCATTGATGGTGTAGAGCACCGTGTATCTGCTGGTGGTTCTAACGCCGTTATCGAAGTTGAAGACTTCGCATACGCACGTTACGCACTCAAGAAGGCAAACGTACCCGACACCAACTTGATTGCTGTCGTTGACCCTTCTGTTGAGTTCACCATCAACACCCTGACAAACCTTGCCAATGTTTCAAACAACCCAATGTTTGAAGGCATCGTTTCCACGGGCATTGCCACTGGTATGCGCTTTGTGAAAAACATCTACGGTTTTGACGTCTACTGCTCAAACAACCTAAAGCAGGATCTTACTGATAGTGCTTTGGCTGACCGTGACGGCAACAACGTAGATTTCTCTTCAACCAACGGTATCGCTAACCTGTTCTTCTCTGCCGATCAGACTGTAACTCCTTTCGTAGGTGCTTACCGTCAGATGCCAGAAGTGGATTACGAATACAACAAAGATCACCAGCGTCACGAGTTTGTTACCACTGCTCGTTACGGTGTGAAGTTGTATCGTCCAGAGAACATGGTTCGTGTTATCACGAAGCCTAGCGTATAAGGAGGATATATCATGTCTTATGTAAACGCTGATGGTCTTCTCGTACTGACCAACACTGCTGAAGGTACTCCTCGCGAGCAGGGTATCACCACCGAAGGTGCAAAGAAGTACTTCGTTCTCGACATCGAAGATATGACTGCTGTACCTGTATCTGCGGCAGCACCACAACAGAATGACGCCTACATCCCAGCAGGTTCATTTATCACTGGTGCATTCATCATCGTTGACACCGCCTGTACTTCTGGTGGTTCCGCAACCCTCAACGTGGGTCTTCAGACTCGCGCTGGTGTTGCAATCGACGCTGATGGTATCGACGCAACCGTTGCTGTTGCCGACCTTGCTGCCAACAAGGCAGTGGTTTGCAACGGCGCACTCGTAGGTGGCACCGCCACCATCGGTGCAGAAAACGGCTATATCTCTTTTGATTATGACACAGCAGCATTCACCGCTGGTGCGCTCAAGATCGTTATCGAGTATATTGCAGTTGATGCTGGCAAAGACGCCGACTAATTTTCTGAGGGGGCTTCGGCCCCCTCGGTTATTCTTTTGATTATATAGGTGCATGATGGCTAACGTAAATCATAGCGTACTGACAGACCCTAACCTTCACGAACCGAAGGGCATTGCTGCTGCATCAAATGAGCAGGTCTATGTTTCTAACGGAACTGGCACAGGCAACTGGACGTTTATCAAAACATTGATCGAGCTTTCATTTGAGGGCTACTTGGAAGATGTCTCTTCCGTTGAAAAGGTTCACGTGCCTATGCCCTTCCTCGGTGAAGTCAAAAAAGTTGTTGTTGTATTAGAGGACTCAATCAGCAGTGCTGACCCCACTTTGACCGTAAGAGACTCTAGCGGCCTATCTATGGGAACAATTACAATTCCTCATCTTACGTCCGCTGCTGGTCGGGTTCACACACTTGGTCCGACAGTCAACAATGTTGTTACAGAAAATTCTTTTATAACAATTGAAAGTGATGGGGCTTCAACCAACTCTGCGAAGCTTCGCTTCACAGTCATTGTGGACAGGATTGTATAAATGAAGCGCACCCTCTTGGAGATGGTTCAAAGTATTCTATCCGATATGGATAGCGAAGCTGTAAATAGCATATCCGATAGCGTAGAGGCACAGCAGATTGCCTCCGTCATCGAGGACACATACTACAACATGATCGCAGCTCGTGAGATTCCAGAGCATAAGGGTCTTATCAAGCTAACTTCTTTATCAGACAACACAAAGCCTACGCACTTCAAATACCCAGACAGGGTTAAGAAGTTAGAGCGTGTGGCATACAACACAGAAGTTACCGTAGGCAGAATTAATTACCAAGAAATATTTTATGTAGAACCAATTGACTTTCTAACACGCAGTCACGATGATAGTGACGCTGTGAAACAGGTCGCCGATGTAAACGCAGGGACGACCTTGCTTATCCGCAACGACCGTATGCCAAGATACTACACGTCTTTTGATGATCTTCACATAGTAATGGATGCTTATGATGCAACAACTGAGTCAATTCTACAAGAAAGCAAAACTCAAGCTTTTGGTACTACATATCCAACTTTTAATTTGGTTGACTCATTTGAGCCTGACATTGACGACACTATGCTCCCATATCTACTCGCAGAGTCAAAATCTGTCTGCTTTTCTGTTTTCAAAAGCGGTATTGATGCGAAGATCGAGCAAGCGTCAAAGAGATTAAAATCCTACGTTCAGAACGACATGTACAGAACGAAGCAAGAAAACAAGCGCAACAAGTATGGACGATACGGCCCAGCAGGTGGCGTAAGACATGGTTAGGTTTGAAGAAGACCCAGTAGCCCAAACATGTGTCTGCTACTCAGACAAGGTGACGACCGCACTCACCATAAAAAAATCAAACGACGGTTACATATTCTTTGAAATATTCTCAGAGAAGGGCATGGTTCCAAAAGAATTACAAGGTAAGTTTTCTTCTGTAAGGTCAGCAAAAAGAAGCGTGGAAGAGTACATGCGGAAGAAGTTACCTTCCACGGCTGCTAAATATAAGGCACGGCATGGCACAAAGTCTAACACAGAAGGTATCTAACACCTTCATCAAAGGTTTGATAACGGAGGCTGGTGAACTTACGTTTCCACCAGACGCTTCTGTTGACGAACTAAACTGTGCATTGTTCCGTGATGGGTCAAGGCGCAGGCGTGAGGGATTGGTCTATGAAGGTGGTAATGTTCTTTCGACATTCACAATAGCGGAAGACGAGGTTGTCACCACAGGTATATGGAAGAATGTGGCAGGTATTGCTCAAAAGGAATACCTTGTCATTCAAGTCGGTTCGAAGCTTTACTTCTACGAAAAGACAAGTTCACCGCTTTCCGCAGGCGAGATCATAGACACTAGCACAGGCCCTGGCGGAGGCAGTGGCATATTTATAGACTTAACAAGTCATGAGTTTGCTGGTGGACTTTCATCAGCAGAATTTAAATGTCAGTTCTCATCCTTGAATGGTGTTTTGATTGTATCATCACCAGCCATAAATACTATTTACATTGAAGAGATATCTTATGAGGTGTTATCCTCTAGGGAGATAGAGTTTAGGGTTCGTGACTTTGAGTTCCAATCAGACAGACAGCTTCTGTTTGATCCTGTAGACAGCTCAACGGTTACGGCGGAAAGAAAATACGACACTGCAAATTCTGGCTGGGTTGGCACAAAAGGCTCTGCTGCTCTTAGTTCATACATCAGTGCCGAGGGAGAATATCCAGCACTCAACTTGCCTTGGTATTCTGGCAAGGACTCAAACGGTAATTTCAGCGTATCTGAATGGAACCAAATATATTCAGGAACAACGCTAACCTCTAACGGTCACTTCATCCTTAACTTTTTTGCAAAGAACAGGGATGTAGTGTCTGGTATTTCTGGTGTAGGCAGGGAGGCTGAGAACAGCAGATTTAAAACGGTAGAAGCTTTTGCTGGCCGTATGTTTTATGCTGGCCTAGATTCGCAGAAAAACTCTGGGGTTATTCTTTTTTCTAAGGATTATTGAGCAAACCACCTCTGGTGTAGCTTTTGACAACTCTGGTTTAGGCGAATGCTTTCAGTCGAACGACCCAACAGCGGAAGATATTTCAGACCTGCTGGACACAGACGGTGGTGTAATCCGCATACCTGATGCTATCGGTATCCAAAAGTTGCACTCATTTCAGAACTCTTTGTTTGTTATGGACAGAGAACGGCATTTGGCGTATCAAGGGCATAGATGATGTATTCAGGGCAACGGAATATTCAGTCACAAAGATCAGTGAGGTTGGTTTAAGGAACCCATCTTCTTTCGTCTCTGCTGACGGGATTCCTTTTTGGTGGTCGGACTCTGGTATATACACACTTTCCCCAGACTCTGCTGGTTTTAACTTTTCAGATAACAACCTTACGCTGTCCACCATCCAGACTTTTTACGACAACATCGATGCAGGGGCCAAGGTCAAGACAACTGGCGTTTACGATCAGGTAAACAAGAGAATTTTTTGGGCTTATCCAGATAATGTTCAGACAAACGTCAACAAACTAAACAACTTTCTGATACTCGATCTACCTCTTCAAGCTTTTTACCCTTGGAAAGTTTCGGATCAAGAGTCTTCCGACCCGACTTTTGTGTCCAAGTATGTTGTGGGCACTGCGTTTTATGGTGAATACGGCGCGGGTGTGGAAAATATTGATGTTAGAACNAAGGATGGCGATGACGTTATACAGGGGTCTGATGACGTTATCATTACGCAAGATGTTTCGTTCTCAACGGGAGAGCCACAGATTGTAACTCTTGTCAGGGACAACACTTCAGGCCAGTTGACAATGGCAACTTTTTCAGGATCGCTGTTCCTTGACTGGGAAGACACAAACTACACCTCGTTTGCAGAGGCTGGGTTTGATTTTATGGGTGATCTGATGACTGAAAAGACAGCACCCTACCTACAGGTCTATATGAGGAGAACAGAAACAGGGTTTGTAGGCGATGAAATTACTGGATACTTTCCTATAAGAGATTCATCCCTACTGGTTTCTGCGTTCTGGGACTTCAAGAACACAGCATCAAGCGCAACTCAACAGGCTTACCGACGCAAGTTACTACCAGTGATTGATTCAAGTGCAGAAACTTCCAATTTCCCTGATACTGTGATAGACACAAGGCTTAAGATAAGAGGCAAGGGCAAGTCTATGAGACTTCGCTTTGAGTCCGAGGCAGCCAAGGATTTTGTTTTACTAGGGTACGGTATCATTCATGCAAAAAATCAAAGGTTTTAATGTAAGAAAAGCAACTCACGACGATATTTTCCAAATTATGGTTCTTATCTACAACTTTTCAAAAGAGCTTCCTGAATTATACAGGTCTTTTAACAGAGATAAAGTCGAGAGGTCTGTTTCAAACTTTATAGACTCAGATTTTTCAGAAATATTTGTTCTTGAAGATGACGGTGTTATAATTGGTATGTTGGCCTGTATGGTTGTTGAGTTTTTATTTTCTCAGAAAAAAACCGCAACTGAACTTGCTTGGTACATCGACAAGGATCACAGGGGCGGCACCAAATCTATTAGACTCATAAAATCATATGAGGAGTGGGCGAGGAAAAAAGGTGCTGATTTAATTTGCATGGCAGACGTTCCAGAGATTCAGGATCTTGGTGGATTATACAAGAGACTTGGTTACCAATTAAATGAGTCAACATATGCTAAGGAGGCATAGATGGCAGCAATTTCAACAATAGCAGTGGTAGTAGG